ACAGAAAACAGATACCGCGCAACTCGGTTCGTAAACGCATATCGAGTGTCGTGTATTCGTGGTCGCATATCGCACAGTTCATTTGAAACCACCAAGCCTCATAGCAACAATGACATCTTGAGTTGCTTTAGTCAGATTTGACAAATAGAGGCCGTTCTCCTCAGCGGTGTAAGCCAACTCCATCATCGCCTTCCTAAGCATCGCCACGTCCTCTCTGAGGCGTCCGATCTCCCAAGTTGCTGCCTTCATCGCAATGTCCGCTTTAGTAATCATTGCGGTCATTTCTTGGATTTGTTCCATCATTGTCGGGGCTCCTTAATCTGTCGGTATTTGCCGTCACGGTACACCAGCGGTGTGGCAGGGATCAATTGACTGCGTTCTTTCCATGTCAGACCACCCCAAATGCCGTAGCACTCAAGCATCGTTGTCGAATATTTGAGTGCCTCGGCGAGACATTCGGGACGGACCACACAGGTCGCGCAGACTGCTTTCGCTTCCTTGATTCGAGCCTTGGAATATCGTTCACCCGGCTCAATAATGAACATGGCGAGATCCATTCCTTTGCAGGCGGCGTGGTCCCACCAGCGGTCTAGCACAAGGACCACGGTTTCCAACCGCACGCGCCTGTTTCCTCTAGTTCGGAGTAAAGCAGGAAAGCAAACCTGAGGTTGAGTGTGGGGTCGGACATGGCTTCAGCGAAAGGCATATTAAAAAGTTGCTCAACATATTTCGTATGGATTTGGTTGATTTGTGCGATGCCGTGGTCGTGACCGTTGAACGCGTCGCGCAGTTTTGGATCACTGGACAACGGCGTGACATTGAGGCACCGTGTTTCTTTCCAGAGTAGGCGACCTAACTTTTCGAGTGTTTCAGGGTTGTTGGGCCAGCCGACCGAGATCGCTGTCGGGAACCATTCTTGGCAGTGAATATCGGCGGGCACAGGGACGACGGTAGTTGACGGTTGAGTCGTTGTGGTGCTAGTAGTCGTCGTTGTAGTCGTTGAGGTCGTCGTCGTTGTGAGTTCCTCTGCGCGGTCCTGTAGTTGTTGTGGGCTCAACATGCCTAGGGTGATCGTTTCGGGCACAGGAAGCGTTTTAGGGGTCTCTGCGTCGCCTTGGACGCCAGTGATAGCCCATAGCGCGCATATTCCATAAGTGGCAAGTGCTAAAAGTGCTAGTCGTTTAAGGTTCATTTAGTAGTCCTCTGATAAATCCGCAACTGATTTGCGGGTGCTGAAAAAGCCGTCCAGCATTGGGTTGTTTTGCATGATCTCTCGGGCCAGATAGGCGCGGTAATTGTTGTTGAACTTGAACTCACTGTTGGGGTCATAAGTAGTTGAGTGCTGGAACCGTAAAACTTCTACGAGTGCGCCGATGCCGTAGTGATTGTGCCCGTTGTTATAGAGCGCGTAACACATTTTGGTCAGTCGTTCAATGACCCACGGGTTTGCCTCTTTAAAGGCTTCGTACTTGAGTTTCTCGGCTGGAACATCGAGAACGTCAAAAAGGGATTGTTGCATTGCTTTCCTCCTGCGGTCGGGGTCCACCTATTGGGGGACGCACTTGGGTTGCAGTCATTTGACCGACTCCCAAGCCGAATGTCAAGGCATTACGCAAATATCTTGGCAAAAGCCTTCTCTATAAGGTCGGAACTGTCAGCCATATTTGGTGCCAGTTCACAATGGAACCACGTCGCCGAGGGGCTTCCACCGTTCTTTTGCTGGGACCACGCCCGCCACTCATCACGGTCGCATCGATAGCCAGCACCGTATTTGGTTAGGTTCGGGATTGGGCAACCTACGCCGTCGTAAGCATGAATTTCCTCTATGCCAAGAATGTCGCGGTGGGCAAACAAGAATTCGACTGCGGCTTTGCGTGAGTCAGCGTTTTGTTTGGCAGTGCCTTTGCCTGTGAGGTCTACGGCCCGCCACGTTGCGTGTACGGACAGGTTGCCTGACCCGCGCATATTGCGGTTGGCGTAAATACCTAACGATTTGAGACCGAACAGAAACTCCATGTATTCAACAAACCGTTTTGTACCGGGTCGTTCTGCTGGGTGGTTCCCATCGGAGTTGCCTGTGTATGGTCTAGGGCTCATTGGAGTTGTCCTTGTCTTTTAGTCCGTTGGCGGAGAGTAGTCCTGTTAATGATCCTGTTAGGAAAAGCATCATTGGCTTGAGTAGGTCCCATGCCGAGGTGTCATTAGGCGAGACGTCAATTGGTTGAGTAACAAATAGCAATCCGAATAGTAGTGATGCGGTGCTTAGGACAAATGTGATTGCTAGGGCGCATCCGACGACAAATATGAGTCGGGCTTTAATTTCGGAGTTGCTTAGTTTGCGTCTCATTTTTGGCATCTTGCTTCAGTTTGTGCGATTTCGCAGGTGTGTCGAGTGCGGTCGTTGCAGCTGGTGACAACGAACATGAGTGCTATGGCTAGTCCTGCGACCACGGCAAGAGTTTTCATATTCCTATTGCTTCGGCTTGGCGTTCGTCAGCGTCGGCTTCCTCCTCAGGCGTATAAGGCCGTTCGGTTTGGTTGCCTTCTGCATCGATGTCAATATGGGTGCGGTTCATGGTTATTTCCTGTATCCGTAAATGGTGTAGTTGCAGTTAGTAAAACTGTTGGCACTTAACAAAACTCTAATTCCGTTGTATGAAGTGCTGGTGGCAAGTTGACCTGCAAAACTAATGCCAGAATATGAAGCACCAGCACGAGAATCAGTAGATTGACCGTTGAACGAAGTGTATTGAGTTGTGAACGGGTTGTGTATTTCGACACTGACCATGCCACTCACTGCACCGTTTTGAACTGACAAAGTTTCCAACAAAGTTGAATTGTTTCCACGAAACACTGCACTAGTCCCTACTGCAGTATCAACAGCCGTTACGCCCCAATAGTAACCAATAATTGCTGGTGTTCCTGAGTTGACCATTCTTAACTGGATACTTCCACCAGCGACATTAGTACGGATTTGTGTGAGAACAAGTTTGTAGGAGTCGTAATCGGCAGAGAAGTTAGTCAGGTCAAACGATGTGCCTGTATTGACTATGCCTGTAGCGATTTTCCACATTCCGACTGTGTTCATTTGTGCTGCTGTCAGGACTGCGCCCGAACTGAAATCTGGTGGTGTAGCCATAATGTTTCTCCTTTATGCGTAACCCCAAGCCAAACGGCTGGTGTCAAGAATGCCTTGTGTTGAACTGTTCAAAATAAAGTACTGGTAAACCGACAACGGTGTGAAGTAACCAGTGTATGAAGTTTGTGAAGGTGTACCGCTAAAACTAAAGCCTTCAAAGATTACTGAAGTTGTCGTGTCCGAACCTGCGCCGGGCAATCGCCAAGTCACTGATGTGTTTCGGTCAACATCTACAGTCGCGTTTTTCATAAACGACAAGATTGCTGCTTTGCTAGCGGCGGCATCGTCAAAGTCTATTTCAAATCTAAGTAGTGCTGGGTCGCCTTGAACATACGTCAGCCAAGACGCTAAACCCAAAGAAACAAAACCTGAAATGTCTGCGGTTTCCAACGAGTAACCCGAAACACCGTAAGCGGTTTGGCTTGCTGTGTTGTTAGCAAAGTACGGTCCGAACACTACACCTGTCGGGTTTTTGAAAGTGATGCTCACTTGGTTCATGAAAGTATCAAACGAGTTGATGCGTCGAATGTCCGTGTAGGCGATTGAGGTGCTAGATGAGGTCGTGCGATGGAATGAGACTGCGTTGACTTCAAGAGCGACGGCTCGGCTCAAAAACTTTATTTGGTTTGCATAGACGACGAGTTGTCCGCGTTCGGTGTTGTTCAGCAAGTTGAGACGGTCAAGGATCGTCCCGTTATATGTGTTGACTTGATTGGCTAGTGATAGTCCTACACCTACGGCGACGACTTCTGGTGTTGACAGGCCAGAGATACTGAAGTTTGTTTGTTGGGCTTGCAGAGTTGTCCAGTTGGTTGTGTAACCAGTGAAGTCTTGGAGGTTAAACTTGCCTGCTGTTGTTAGTGCGTCTTGGCAGGTGATGGTTGCGGTTGACAATCCGACATTGCCGGGATAGTCGTCGTAGGTGACACCGACGACTTTGCCTTCGATGAATACTGTAGTGCCATCAGAAAACAGAATCTGGACATTCGTGCCACGAACGAAATTGGCTGCTTCATTGTTGTTGTTTTTAATAGTGATGCTAAAAGAGCCACCAGCGTAGTTATCAATGTATGTTTGGCGGCCTTGGTTACCGCTGAACGATAGAACGCTTGAAGTGAATACCGTAAAACCTCCGCCATAGCGGAATATCCACTGCTCTGCGCTCATTGAACACTCACAGGAAGTTTGCCAACATTGCGATTATACGACTGCAAGGCTCGGACGACAGCGTTTGGGTCTGCTGAAGTGACCGTGACATTGATCGTGTTACCGCCACCACCGAAACCGCCGTTCGGTGTGATGTTCCCAGACGATAGTGGCGTGAAAAGTTCTGGACCTTTTTCTCCCACTAAATAAGTGGACCCGCCAGCCACGGGACCCCCCGACGCTCTCGTACCACCCGAAATGCCTGCAAGAGTCAACGCATCAAAAGAACTCAGACCGCCGTATTCGGCACCACGAGCAAGCCAGTTAGCCAAATCAAACGCGGCTTGCGGGCCCTGTGTTTTGAGTCGAATCAAAATTTCTTTAGACGAAATGTTGTCCATGCCACCAGCGATTGCCGCCAACAATCCAACAAACTCGGCAGCCTTTGCTTCATAAGCATCAATGTCGGCTTGTGCCCCAGTACCAAAAGCAAGCGCGGCCGCAGCTTGTAACTCGCCAAGTTTAGTTTTGGCGTTGTCAAGTGCCACTTCCTGATCAAGATTATCAGTCAACACTTTCCATGCCGTATCGGCATTAACAAGAGCCACGGTTGCTTCTCTCGTAGCGGTCGCAAAATCGTTCATCGGGTTGCGCGCTTGCTTGATTGCTTCCTTCATCTTGTCAGTTTCATCGCGGGCATCCTCAACGCTTTGGATATAACCATTCATCTGGTCTTTAGCGAACTGCAGTGGGTCCTCTGAAGTAAATGCCTCGGTAATGGCGGTGCCAACTTTGACTATCCCTGTCACCAACGGGATAAGGTCTTGACCTGCCGAATACTTGAGTTTTGTCCAAGCGTCACCAAGGTCGTTTGTGGCGTCACGATAATCTTTTGCTTTTTGAAGTTCCTCTGCCGAAATGACTTGTTGATTAGAAACGCTACGCAGACTGGCGGTTAACTCAGTTGAACCTGTGTTAATGAGTTCGGCCATTGACTGCCAGCCCTTGCCAAGCAACTGGGTTGCAACTCTGGCTTTTTCTGCTGGGTCTTTGATCCCTTTAAGGCGTTCAATGACATTGAGAAAAGTTTCGTTGACGTCCGTTGAACCGTCTCTAGTTTTCGCAACTTCAATACCGAGAGTTTTAAACAATTCGGGTGAAGTGCCCAAAACTTTGTTCATTTTGCCAATGCCAATTTGAAGTGTGTCGGTGCCGATACCAATATCGCCTGCGACCTCTTTCCAACGGGATGCGTCCTCTACGGCCAGACCTGTGGCGTCAGCAAACTTGCCTGATTCGAGAGCAAGATTTGCGAACGCACTGACTCCCGATGCGGCAAACTTGGCAAACGCGGCGGCACCAGCAATAGCGAACAATCCAGCGTTGGCAGCAACGGCCTCTAAAGCAACTTTTGAGCCAGCCTTGAATTTGCCCATGCCGCCTTGAGCCTCAGAAACGGCAGTTCTAAAATTAGCAAACGCGGCTTTGGCGGCAGTAATACCTTCGTTTTGAAAACTTGAAACTATGGGAATATTTATTGCCATTAGCGTTTAACCCTCATCAGTTCTTGGTTCGCTAAATAGATTACCTCTTTGATAACGGGCTCTAAAGCCTTCTGAAAATCGGGGATCGCTTTTTCGCCACCAGCCCAAACCATACGCGACGGACCGCGACCAATCTTTTCGTTAAGGACGCCAGCAAAGTTTGGACGACCACGCGGGCCACTACGGCCTCGATTGCCACTTTTGCCAGCCATGTCTGCGATCGCGAGGGCCGCACCTTTGGTGCCGACTGTGATGGTTCCGATGGTTTCATATTTTGCGCCTTGTGCAATGTTTCGTTTGCGGGCTTTACGAGTGTTCGTTTTGACGACGACGTTTTTTGTTTGACCGTTTTTCCACCCGGTACGCCAAGGCCCGTCCATGCCTCGAGTCGGCGACGATGACGGCACTAGCGGCGTGATCGCGTCCACAACAACTTTTCCAAGTTCACGAATCTGCTTGCCGTATGCACGACGCAGTTTGGGGTCAATGGATTGGATTGTGCGCAACGCCTCTTTAAGGCCAGTCGGCTGCATCGTAATCCCAAGACTCATCGCTGATGTTTCGCTTTCTCGTTTTCCTCAACAATCAAGCGAACCATCTCATCCACAACCGACGCTGGACACTCCATCAGATCCAATGGACTGATACCTGTCCTAATTGCCAGCTGCGCTATGAGGTTGACTGCTCGTCCTGCTTTGGTTTCTCTTTTGGGACAAAAGTGATGTCCCCTACTTTTTCAATCCACTTGGGGAACAGTTCAACAGTGACACCGCTAGTGCGCACCGCGTCCCATGCCATCCAAGCCAACGCTTTAAATTTCATGTCCTCAAGAAACTGCCCGACGGAAAGTTGAGGATGATGGTCCTCCCACCTGCACGCGACACCGTAAGTGACGGGTGCTTCGTGTACTTCTCCGTCGAGCATCTCTACTCGTAACGTCATACCAATCATGTCGGGGTCCTTTGTTTGTGTTGGTTAGATCAGGCGGTTGCGCGAACCCACGTGCCCCCTGAGCCCGTCAATGTCATGGTATCGAGGGAGCCTGCGGTGCTTGAGATCGGCATATAACTGGAAATCATCATGTTGGAAATCGTCCACTGGGGATTACCCGGTGCAGCTGCGCCACTGTCAGGGGTGACAACCACGGTGGTGTCGCCGTCGCCGATGAGGTCCTGCAAGTACGCTTCAACCGAGGTTGCGCCGTATTCAAGCAAGATTGTTGCTGATAACGACACCGTCTGGAGGCCCGCTACATACTTGTGGCCAGTAGCACCCATTGTGGTGGATTCGAGGCTGTCATAGCCGACCTCAAGGGTCACTGATGAGCAGTTCAAACTGATGT